ATAATATAGAAAGAACGCAGGCGCGCAGGCGCACCCCCGCCCCCCCGGGTGCGTGCGTTGCGTGCGTCTATTTATAACGTCAAATGAGGGTCGCACTTCTTGTTAGTAATTGCAAGCTATGCATGAATAGAGGGATTGCGTGGTTTGACTTGGCAAGATTGCATGATTGCGTGCGATTGCATGGTGGAGCTCGATTGATTGCAAGCTTGGTTTAAACAATCTAGTCTAAATATTTACTTAGTATAAATATATATAACGCATACTTACATTTTCTTGTATGAGGGCGAAATGCTTTCCCCGAACTTCCTTGCATTAATACTTCCATGCTTCCCATGCTTCCCATGCTTCCCAAGCTACACAATTTCTTGCTACCTGTTTACAAGGATCACTAGGTAACAAGTTTTCAAGTTTGCGTGAAACTTTTTTGCATGGTGCATGGCCTCGCTTTGCGAGGGCACGCTTGCATGGTGCATGTATACAAGCATACAAGCTTTTATTAGTTAGGTTACGATTGACTACAAAATAAGTTGACTTGGTGCATTTGTTGTGTTTTGATGTATTCCATGCAAGCGAGATTGCTTGTTTTTATTAACTCAAAAATTACTACAATGATAGATACAAAATACAATGGATGGACTAATCGCAGTACTTGGTTGATTAATCTATGGTGCGAACCACACACAACAAGTGATCTCGATTGGATCAAAGAAGAGCTAGAAGAACGTTCTAGTGATTTAGCAAATAGCGAGAATGTATGTGATAAGATCATGTCCGATATGCTCGATTTGCAAGCAATCAATTGGGATGAATTAAAAGAGCATGTTGAAACTGAGGAAACTTGCGAAGCTTAACATACTACAAACAACTAAATTTCAATACTATGTCACACTACGAAATTAGCATAATCATACTCGCACCATACGCCATAATGGGCGCTTGGTTAGCAATACAAACACTTAAAGGAAAAAGGAGAAACTAGCATGAACCAAGACCTACAACACTTCATTACTGAGCATTGCAAGCGCATTGCAACTTTACAGAACAGCAAAGACCCTAACAAGCACGCATTAATTGCATTGCTTGCAAAGGAGATCGGACAAGCAAAGGAAAAACTAGCATTAAATAAAGAAGAAAGCAAAGGATCGCATGGCCCAGGTGGGCCAAATGTAGACAAGCAATATGCGTGGCCTGATGATGTTGAAGATGATTGTTACCATATGGAGGAAATACATTGAAACACGCAAGCGAGATATTCCCGGAAGCGCTCAAACAATTGCTTGAGATAGGCGAGAAAGCACGGGAACAAAGAGAGCAAAGGGAACGTGCAAAGCGTGTTGCATTGCCCCGTAAACCGGGGGCGTGCATGCATGCAGCATGTAAGGAGAAACAACTTAAATTACAATTACAAACAAGGATATAATTATGAGCAAACCAGCAAATTTTAGCATTCCAGAATCATTAGAAGTTGTATGGGAGGCAATTAACGAATGGGAGTTAGATATTCAAAGTCTAGAAACTAAAGAAGAACGTGAAGATGATATTGATAATGTGAAAACATCAATGGCATGGATTGAAGATGCACTTGGTTTAAAGAGAGACAAACATGGAGATTACGTGGAAGGAGAAACAGCATGAGACTAGCAGCACACAAACAATCACCCAAGCTTACAAGCTTCGAGGTCTTTGCATACAAGCAAATCAAAGGCCAGCGTGCCTGTATGAAGGTTCTAGAGGTGGAAGCGAGAACTGCGCAGGATGCAGGCAAGACCGGGCAATCATTTAGCAAGATGATGTCTTATGAATATTCACATGTGAAGGAGGTAAGGTAGTGAGCAAGCAAGACAACAATGACCTGTTACCCAAGCTCGCACTTGGCTTGTCGCTCTTCATAGCGATGAAGTTTGTGCCGAAATTGCTTGCATGGTGGACAAAGAGAAACAAGAAACAAGGAGAAATATAGAATGAAAATAGAACTAGAATTTGAAATAACAAAGACAACACAAGATACCATGGAAGGTACATGGCATGGTAATATTGATGATGATGCAGTTTACTTACATTGCTATACTGAGCTATTAATAAAACATAAAATCGCATCTCTTGTAGAAAATATTGACTCAGAGTATGGATGGGGTACTCACGCATGGAATAGACACATGGAACACATTGAAGAGAAATGTCACGTATCTTTGTTTGAAGAGAATGGCAAAGAGATAGATTGCGATTCTGAGCATGGCACTTTCGTTGCATGGAAGGATGGTGTACCAGCATGATGTTAACAAAAAGAGAAATACAAACTTTGAAAAAAACTTCGGAGGGTGCATGAACACTACAAACTTGGACAAAATCAAAGAATTAACGGAAGCACTTGAAGAATCCATCAAATGGTTGGAATGTACAGAAGATGGTACAGATGAACAGATTAAGAGAATCTTTGGTGAGGAAACTGTTGACATGTTAAATCGCCATAGAAATATCGTGAAAAAAACTTCGGAGGCTAGTGTTTTCCCATGGGAGGAGAAACAAGAGAAGCAGAGCAAAGTGATCTATGAAACAGATCCAAGGTTAGATCCAAACTTTGAGTCTAGTGAAGGAGAAACTTAATCTTTAGGTCATATAGCCTCTTAAAGGCGTTTTAACACCCACATGGGTATATTGACCTTCTTTTTATACAAAAGCGTTTTCTAGACCCCATGCTCGTAACGCAATGGCATGCTATGAGATACCATGTAAGTCATTTGTAGTCTAAAATGGTTTCTTGTCATGCAATCTTGTTTCTACACGTGTTGAGAAACGCCCGGTTGGCTTGGTAAAAGTAAGCTTGGTTGCACGCACTTCACCATTTCTGTTCTTAGCAACATTGCAAATAATATCATCATTGGTTGGATCTACTTCTTTCTCTCGATGCATGAGAAGCACGCAATCTGCATCTTGTTCTATACTTCCTGACTCACGCAAGTCTGAGAGCATGGGATTGCGGTTAGCACTTTCTAATGCTCTGTTGAGTTGAGAAAGGGCAAGCACCGGAACTTCATACTCCATTGCAATCGCTTTCAAGGATCGAGAAATGTGGCTAACCTCTTGCACTCGTGAGTCATGTCCAGGTGAGGAGAGTAGCTGTAAGTAATCGATTACGATTAAACCAAGCTCACCTTCAAGTCTTTGCTTGGCAATGAATGCCTCAATTGATTGCATGGTTGCTTGATTATCATCCTTGAATGTAATAGGCCAACCTTGCATAGCTTGCACTTGTGTCTCTAGCTTTTGCTTATGACCTGCATTGAGAAATCCCTTGCCTGTAGGTTTGCGTACACCACTTGCATTGGAAAGTAATCTACCAGCACATTCAGATGATGACATTTCCAAGCTTGCATAGCTTGCACGCAGGCCACGCTTTGCAGTCTCGTAGGTCATCTGTATTGCTAATGCTGACTTACCTACTCCTGGGCGTGCTGCAAGGACGTACAAGCTACCTTTCTTGAATCCACCTCCAAGAATAGCATCAAGCTTTTCCAATCCTGTGGGGATTGCTTGTGTACCACCTGCATCTACTTCAAGAAATTCTGCAAATGCTTCTTTACTTGCTGCACCACAACTTACCACGCCCTTTCTTTGAGAAAGTGACTTTGCAATGGTGTTCACAAATGTCTGACTTATCTCTTCTGCTGGTTTACTTGCTTTTAAGTCATCGTTTGCTTGCCATAAGGCACGCTCCACGGATCTCGTGTTACGATGATCTATTAAATATTCAATGTATCTTTCTATGCCACCACCACCATACTTCTCGCTCAAAAAGATTACTTCTTGTTTTAGCTCTGGATGTTCTATGATTAAATCAATCTCATTTGCAGGTGCTAACCGTAAGCACGTCTCAAAGATCGTGGAACGATCCATGCAGGAGAAGTCATCCTTGGTTAATGCTTCACCTGCTTGTGCTGTGGCCACTCCACTTTCATCATGCAGCATGGAGGAGAGAACTGCTTGTTCTGCTAATTCAACATCAATCATCCGGGTGCTTGGTAGTTACATCAAAATTTAAGCCATGAGTTGAAACGCTTGTGCTTGCTCTGCGTAAATGTGGATAGCGTTCCTTCAACCATGTCTTGCAAGCAGTGCGAAAACATGCATCCCAATCCAAGTATTTTTTACCTCCTGCTTTTGCCCAATCTGTAAACGCTTCAAGCGCACCATCGAAATCGATGCCTGCATCTTCTGCTATGGATTTGTTAGGTGAAAAATCAGATGGTAATAATCGCT